ATCCTATGATCCTACCCTCACCGAAGCCCTATCAGAACTAGAACTTCAGAACTTAGAAATTCATCTCGATTGGGCTTGGGAGAATAGATTAGAAAAGGGTGGAATCCTATTCCTAACAGGACCGCCAGGAGTAGGTAAAACTAGCTTTAGTTTGGACTTTACTACTAAGGCTGCATTAGGCCAACCTTTCCTGGGTGCTAACATACCTGTCCCGTTGAAGATAGGTGTATTCTCATTGGAGATGGGTGTTGTTCAGCTACAGTACTTTAGGAAGAAGCAAATCCTAGCGTATACACCCGAGCAGCTAGAACAGATCAATCAACACATAAAGTATTGGGCTATCGGCGAAGACTTGAAGTTCACCAATCAAAAAAATCAGGAGTTCGTCGAAGAAAATATAAAGAAGTATGAACTTGATGGGATTGTGATAGACGCACTTAGTTCTGCTGTCGATGATATGTCTTTGGACACAGAGATTAGACCTATCTTGAACTGGGTAGCTCAGATGACCAAACGATATGGTATATTCGTTTGGTTTATCCACCACAACAGGAAAGCAGGAGCGGGTAACAAGAAACCTACTACTCTTTCAGATGTATTTGGTAGCACATTCATTACAGCGGATGCATCAGCAGTATTTACTCTGTGGAAGAGTAATATCTATGAGGATGATGCAGAAGTAATCCCCTTGAAGATTAGAATGGCTCCACTTCAACAACCATTCTCAATTATCAAGGACAAGAACCTCAACTATGACCTTCACAAGAAGGTAGACAAGTCTAAGCAACGATTCAACCCATTAATTGAGATTGACGAAGAAGAAGAAACTACAGTTGATGTGCGAGAAGAAACTGTAATTCAAGAGTCGGCATCAGATATAGAGGACCTTGATTTTTAATGCTTATTACTGCGGATAAGTTCGACAAAGCGCTAGCCTATCTTAGCGAGATAGATACTCTAGCTATCGACACAGAAACATACAAGACAGCATCGTGGCAAAGCCGTATTCTGCTTGGGGTGAGTACTTATGGTAAACTACAGTCAGGACAGGCCGCAAATTTCTATTTCCCATTCAGGCATGGGAATACAAATAACCTTCCGGTCGCATATCTCTCTAAGCTTGCAACAGGACTTAAGGGACCTAATCAACTCCTATTTCACAACGCAAAATTCGACCTCAACATCCTCCGAAGAGACAAAATAGTCTTAGAGCAGCCATTCTACGATACTATGATAATGAGTCACCTGTTGCAGGTTAACGGGACTCATGCATTGAAAGAACTGGCAAAGCTGTACGGTATCGACAAGAATGCAGACCACGAAAAGAAGTTGATGGCTGTAGCCCAAAAGCAGTATAAGCGGTGGGATCAAATCCCTGCTAGTGTCATGGAGCCCTATGCGTGTAAAGATACTAAGCTCACGTATAATCTGTTCCATGTGCTAAAAAAATTGTTGGAAAAAAGCGATCTTTGGAAACTGTGGGAAGAAGAGGAACTATACTGTCGTGCATTGGCTACATTAGAGTATAGCGGTATGCAGTTCGATATTCCAGCAGCTAACAAGCTAGATGATGAGTCATATGCACGAATGCAAGAAATAAAAGACACCTTAAAGTTTGATCCTGCAAAAAGTATTGATTTGGCGAGAGTTCTCTTTGAAGAGTTAGGATTTGAGCCGACATACGCATCAAAGAAGAAGAAGTACACCCCAACTAAGTCATTTCCTAATGGTCAGCCAGATATGGATGAAGCTGCGCTGTCTAAGTACAAGCACCCCATTGTAGACTTGGTAATCGAATATCGTGGGCTACAGAAAGCTAGGAGTACGTGGTATGTCGGCTTGCCGGAATTCTGTGACGATAACTGTAGAATTCACACCCACTTCAACCAGATCGGAACTGTTACAACAAGACTTACCAGTTCTCAACCAAATCTACAACAACTTCCTCGCAACCTTGAAGAAACACCCGTTAGAAAACTTTTCTGCGCTGAACCGGATCACTATCTCTATGAATTCGATTATTCCCAGATCGAATACCGTCTTGCCGCCGTCTACGCCAAAGAAGAGCGGATCTTAGAAGCATATTCTACTGGTGCCGACTTCCATGAGCTAACATCTAACATGCTGGGTATTACTCGTCAAGATGGGAAGATGACTAACTTCCTATTGCTGTATCTGGGTGGGCCGGAGCGTCTTGCATCTGAACTGGGGCTGACATTTAATGCAGCTAAAGATTTCAAGAACAGATATCACCGATTGTACTCTAAGCTGTATAGCAAGGCACACGAAGTAAACTACAAAGCGGAAAAGCAAGGTTATATTAATCTGTGGACTGGACACCGTACTGAATTCCAAGTGTTCTATGAAGCAAAGAAAGCTTGGAACAGATTGATCCAGGGTGGAGCCCATCAGATCATGAAGTACGGTATTATCAATGTCTATAACTCAAAGGGACCTAGTAAGATGGTATCTACTGTGCATGACTCATTGCTGGTACAGATACCTAAGAGACATCTCGCAGATGAGATAGAACGTATTAAGTTCTGTCTTGAATGGGCTAGTAGGGATGAAAGATTTCGCATACCTTTTCCCGTTGATGTTAAGCTGCTAGCAAAGGACTGTGAGTAATGGCACTCCCCAAAGATGACAAATATATAGTATTCAAGCGGGAAGATTGGGTTCAGGATAACAGTACTGAAAGACTTACCCCAGTCAAGGATGCAATAGTAATTCGTAGACAAGATTGCTTCGCTGCGCCAGCACTAGATGCTTATGCTAACTGTATCATGGCTACATTAGAGCTAATGAAGAAGGCACCCCCCTCTATTTCTATGTGGGCAGAAGAGAATATGAAGCGGCTACAGGAAATAGCTGACTACTTTCATCTGCAAGCTTCGGCTGCATGGCAAGCAGCTAATAGAAAGATTCCTGACTGATGCCATACTATAGATCAGAAGAAGACCCAGATGCCCACTCTATTAGAGTGCAGTTACTTGGTGGATTATATGACGGCAAGGTTCTCTATGTTCCTACACTAGAAAAAGAAATAATCATGGCTGATACCCCACAAGTAGAGATAAAGGGTATTGCGTCATCTGAGGTAGCAACAGATGTTGACCAAGAGCTTGTGCGAATTCCTAAGATATACTATGACTATGCCTATCCGGGGGATGGGTATTATATATTCAAGTTGAGGGGAATATGACAGTCAAGTGTCCAATCTGCCACTCAGGTAACTATCTCACTAAGTATCCAGACCAAGATTTGATTGTATGCGAGAATGAGAACTGTACTTGGGAAGGTGAGCCGGAGGAGTTAGAGTCAGAATGAATCTTGACAGCCATAAAGCCTTTGTAGATGAGCTAACTAAACTCATCAATAAACACAGCATGGATAATGAAACAGAGATGCCAGATTTTATATTGGCTGAGTTGATGTATACTAACTTGATAGCTGTTCGTAATGCTATGGAAGATAGACGTAAGTGGATGTATGCTGAAGACAAAGATGTGGTGACAGTAGACTCAATCACAGAAGCTATTAAAACAATAGAACAATCATACCCAGAACCTGTCTCTCATGCTAAAGCGTGGTGTTCAATTCATAGTTGCTCACCCCATGATTGTTTCTATGAGCATAATCCTACAGCGGGACCGGGGAAGGTGTGGGAATGAAATGTTATATGTGTGCCAACCCTATCCTCGCTAGAGTTATCCCTGTTCGTAAGATGGGTGAACCTGATAATAGAGTTTATCTCTGTAGCCCTGAATGTTTTGATGCTTATAAAGAAACTAATGAACTAGATAAAAAGAATACCGAGCAAACATGAACTGCGGATATTGTGATACAGAACAGAGTCCCGATACTCTAGTCCTGTCCTTTGATAAAACTCGATATCTCTGTATTGATTATAAACAATGTATGGAACGAGTCCCTGGTGGAAAAAACTATCTAGAATCTGGTGAGACAGAGTACAATTTTATTTGCAGATATCTTGATTGTAGGATGTATGTTAGTTTAGCTGATTCATTTTGCGAGTGGCACGCATATAATCTTAGAAAGAAAAGGATACCTCTCCTGGTTAAAGAAGAGCTGGCTCAGCACGGATCGTATGCTAGATTCATGTTAGGCTGTAGGTGTGCGCTCTGTAACAGATTTGGTAGAAAAGTAAATAGACACCTCAATTTAGCATTAGGCCAGCTTAATAAAGAAACTCTACAAGAAGCAGCTAAATCCTTAGGCTCAGTAGAAGCACTAAATGCTTTCATTGATGCGTACCAACTAAACACACACCTAGATTATCAAGAAATGGTTCATCTTTTTAGGGCCGCCAAGTTAGTTAGTTTATCAGAAATAGAGTTGCAAAATAGTGGGGGATTGGCCGTCACAGAAGACCCTGTTGGCTCCGATTCAGAGCTTGTAGGCCCATCTGAGGCCGTCTCAGAGGACTCTCCGAAGGACCCCCCAACCTTGGACTTCGACGACCTGTAAGCGGATTCTCCTTCAAGCCCCTTACCATCCCCTATACTAAAAAAATTTGTATGAAAAAAACAAAGGACCTTTTGCTTATGAAGCTCATATCATTTGACCCTGGAGAAACTACAGGTTGGGCAATCTTTGAGGACTGTACCCCTAAAGAATTTGGAAACTTACAACACGTAGAAGAACTATATCCTTTCCTCCGTGACAGACTAACTAGTAGATATGATTACCAGTTAGACATCTGTATAGTTGAGGATTACAAAGTCAGGCCAGTAAATAAGGCCGGCTACAGCCACCTTTGGAGTAGCGTAGGTCCGGCCCGAATCATTGGAGCTATTCAGTATATATGTTGGGATAACAATATTAACTTCGTGCTACAGCAACCTAGTGATAAGACTATAGGTGCTAGGTTGATGGGTCTACCGGCTAAACCCACACAAGGTAAGCATTACCAGGATGCACTCTGTCACGCAGTAACATACCTTCACAAACAAGGACTCTGGAAACATGGGTAAAGTAACAATTACATTAGAGTATGTGTCCGGTCATGTTGAGGTAGATCCTAGTTGGGATTGGCATGTAGATAATGGGTATGGTTTATCTGCCGATGGTTGGGCGTGGAATCCTAAGCGTGCATTAAAGGAAGCATTGAAAGCTTTGCAAGCTATACAGGGAATAGTAAGAGAACCTGATGGAGCCAGCTAATGAGTGAAGAATATGAAAGAGCAATGGATCATTTGGGTGAGTGTAAGATACACAACATATTGTACGTTGAGATAGATCCTACCAATAAGAAAGGATGTCCTATCTGCAACAAAGAAAAGGAAGCTACAATCAAACTTAAGAGAGGAATAGAACCTAGCTTTACTATATTAGATGAGGTTCCACCGGAGAGTTATGAATAATGTTTATCGTTGATCTACAACGAATACTCAAATCTCCTCTTGATGAAGTTACCTCGCTCGATGGATGGGTAGTAACAGCAGAAGCATATCACCCAACACTAGGTCAACTATATTTCTCCATCAAGGACTTTGGTATCTCGTATGAATCAGGAGAGATAACACTCTTTATGACCTATGACGAAGATTAACCAGGAGGTTTAATTACTTCCTCGCCAGTACCCATCACACTCTCTACTGCATCTGATACTGCCTCTGCACCCTTAGGTGTTACAACACCTATGTTACCAGATGTAGTCTTAGAGAGAGATGCCACAGCTTCTGTAGCTGCAGCAGTAGCAGCATGAGCAGCACCCCTCTTAGAATACACACTGAATCTAACCCAAGTATTAAAAATAACAACTACTAAAGCTGTAATAGAACCCACCGCTGCTGCATCCATATTGAATACAGGGCCGGTCAATAACCCTGTAGCGGCTGTAACAATAGCACTGACTATAGCTGTTTCATTTTGGAGAAAGTTAAGCATCACGATGCTCCGCCCTTCACTGTTGCAGTATAAATCATTACACCAATCACCACTACTGTCAGTATAGCTCCGATAACACCAAGAGCTAACATCAATGACGCATTAATACCAACAGTTGCTTGGCGCTGTTCAACAATACGCTCCTGACTACCAATTTTTGTCGCTTCAATGGCTGTTACTCTGGAAGTAAGCAAACTAACAGCGGCTTCGTGAGCGGCGTGGCGTGCTTCGGATTCTTTGCGAGGCATCATGGATGCCATAGCAATTCTAATCTCACCAACAACTTTATCAAGTATCTCGTACCGTTTGTCAGTGCTTTCGGCTGCCTTAGTAATAGCATTGTTGGCGTTGGTAAGAGCAACAGCTCTAGCATCCTTCTCAGCACTGAGAGCTATATTAACTAGATCCCGAGCTTCACGTTTGTCTTCTGCTCGCACCTTGTCCAGATGCTCAAAGTGCTTATCTACTGCGTCCTTGCGTTGTAATTGAATGTCTTTAATACCAGTTAGCTCTGAATTTATAACATCTCGTAAATGTGTTGTAGCTTTCTGTATCTCTGTTGGTGTACGATTAACCGCATCGTCTAAGACCTTAGTTGCTTTATCAATACGCTCAAGATGAGCCATGAGAACTTTGATCTGTCCATCAAAATAATCACGTTGAGCCTTTTCAGAACGAGCAATAGCATCAGTAACTAGGACTGTCGGGTCAGGTACAGATTCTGGGGTCTGTTGCGACTCACCAGCCACTATCTATTTCCCGGCGTGTTAACAAAGCCACACTTAGTAAGGATATCACTACGCTCTGTTGCACTAGTGACCTCGATTACGAAGCAGGTAATTCCATCACGGAATTTTTGTTGATCCTCGTTATCACTTTGAACCTTATCCATCACGATAAACAAAAGAAACACTATAAGGATAACTATACCAAAACGGACACCATCAAGAATTTTGAATAGGGCTGTCCTCGTATAGTTCTCAACAGGAGTGCTATTAGTTGCTGAATTAATCGCTTTCTCTACAGCCTTAGCTAATGGTGTGGTGGGATCAGTCCTACGCTCTACGCCATCCCAACCTGCATCGGTTAAATCAGTAACGGGTGGGGCCGGTATAGGATCTGACATATCACTTCCCAAAGAGTGAGATGACTACAAAAACAGCCTGCCCAATCATAGTAAGGAAGGCACCAATTAGTAATCTTGTAGCTGCTTGAATGTTATCTTCAATAGCTTCAATTCTTTTATTCATGCCCGCCACTTCTATAGTATGTACCGCCTTCTCTGCTGTATATACATCTACACTTACAATCTTAGCATCTGCTAAAATTTCTAATCGTTGAACACGTCTCACTAATTCAGAATGTGTGACGTCTGTTTCTACCATGCTTAGTAACTCCACACCACGGGATTGGTAGGTGAAGCACTGGCAGTTTGATTTTTATTAGAAAGATGACGCATATCTACATGAGAGATCATACCATTTCTCTGTCCAATACCAGAAAAGATACGCATCTCTGCCACTCTACGCCAGGACATTAACTGAGGTACATCAGCAGCAAATCCCAGGAGATGCATAGAGTACTGTGCGCCACCTACCTTTTTATTATGAACAGGATCACGATAAGCAGAGATGATATGCAATGGCATACCAAGACGATTTCTAAACTCTTCTAGTGCCTTTAGAAGTTCTCTCATCACATAGCAATCACCGTTGCCATTAGACTTAAGTTCCTCTACTACAAAATTAGAAGAGAGATGGGGTAGTGCTTCCAAACCAGCTACAGTCTTAGGTCCTGGCACACCATCTACGGTAAGCCAAGGAACAGTATTACACGCTCTTTGAAAATGAGCTACAGCTTGCTTAGTCCTAGGCCCAACATCACCATCTACAATGCCGCAAGGAAAGCCGTTGTTATTAAGTTTGGTTTGAATCTGCTTAATGTCCATATCACCCATATTTCTTTTTCATAGCCTTTTTACGCAGCCCTGAAATCTCTGCCTGCAAAGGATCTTGTTGGCGCCTAAGTTCAGACGCTTGTTCACTGGGGTCGATCTGGTAAGCACCAGCACCTGTGAGATAGTTTAGAATCTGATCTGCCTTAAGTTTCCTACCGCCAGGACCTTCACCCTTAGTTAATGCATTAAGCGCTATCCTACCCATAGGGACTTGCTCTGCGAGATACTGTGTATTATCACCAACTGGGGCACCAGAGAATACTTTTGTACCTGTAGCTTGTTCAATGGGAATGCGAGCCATTGGAGATACCTGTGAAACTAAGCTACGAAGAATACCCTGCTTACCACCCTCAGTGTATCTACCAATATCATGAATAGGTAGAGCGGGAGCTAACACCCAGGGAGCTTGACCTTCTCCACTAAGTCTAATAGGCGCCATGTCACGCAGCCACTTAGGGATAGCGATAGGTCCTTCGTCAGAATATTCATCAGTACCAAGGATCTTCTCTACAGCGGTGAATGTCTTAGGTACAGCAGCTACTCTGCCTGGACGCATAGCTAATGCTTCTAGCTGCAAAGGAATGTTCTTACGGGACCAAGTGTAGAACGGTATGAAGTTCTTAATTTTCTTTTCAGCTTCTGTAAGATCACCGTAGTCAATGTTCCACTTACGAACACGCATTGCAGCAGCATCAGATATCTCGTCTAGACTTTTAATCTTACCACCCTTGGCTTCTTTCTTCATTGCATCAACGAAGTGAGCCATACGGGTGAAGTTTTCACGAGCATCTGAGAACTGTCGAATCTTTTCCTTAGGCTTGAAGCTAGCTGTACCCATTTCAGAGCGGAAGAATCCAGACTTAGCACCAGACTCTCTATACAATCTTCTAATGTCATTGTAGTCTACTAAGTCTTTGCCAATTTTAATCTGACCCTTGCCGCCTTTAATAAGTTTGGCAGCGTGCTTATACATATTAGGGTCTACTACTCCATCAAGATAATTATTAAATACATCACCAACGACATTACGGAAATGGTGCCCAGGATTTGCAGCAGTAGCAAGGAACTTCCATTCGTTCTGTACTCTTCCCATCATACGGAACATCGCTTGACTTGATGCTCTATTCGATGCTAGTTCTTCGATGCCTTCAAGAGTCTTAGCGATGTTGTCAGGAAAATACATATCCTTGTCAAGGAATGGGGATTTCTCAGCACCTTTAACCTGTCGTAGTCCACGTTGCTTAATTACCTTAGCTTGTGCAGCACTAGTAGGTTTAACTCCCCAGCCTTCAGATACCTGATAGACGAAATCCTTACGTGCCATAACTTCATGATGCTTCTGAATTCTAAGAGTAAGCGCTTCTCTTGCATCCATAACAGGATCAAGTCCAGCAGCCTTAGCATCTCTTAGCGAAGCAACACTACGCTCCATAGCATAGCCAGGAGTTTCAGTACCTACGGCACGCAGGTTCTTAAAGTTTTTGTAGTTAGGGTTATTACGATTACGATAGCCGTGATAGACGTAATTCTTAATACGTTTCTCAGGTTTAATAACCCCGCTAGCAACTTCCGCTACCCGCATATCCTCATAAATTTTAGAAACTTTCTCTGCTGCTTCCTGCATATGTGCTGGCAGAGTATCTACAATACCCTCATCAATAGCGACGTTTACTAACTCTCGTTCTTCCTTACTCATTTTTTCAAAGACAGGATTAACCTTATTGAGTACATCATCTTCTGCCTTGTTGACTCCACGCAATTCAGCAACACGTTTTATATCATTAGTTCCGTCAGGGAACATAGCCTTAGTGCGGAATGTTTTATTAAGATGCGAACCTACCTCAGTAGCTCCTAATACTTTACCAGCCTTAGCTACACCCTTATAGAGTTTCTCAGATTCACCAAGAACTTTCTTATTCTTACCAAATCCAAAGGTCAGGCGTACAGCACCACCCTTAAGACCAGCTTCTGCAACATCACCCGCCGCATGTGCTGCAGCCATATCTGTTTGCTTAAGTAGTTTAGCTGTCTGTTCAGCTACTGCCTCAGCATGAGTTATATTTTTAGTCTTAGTAGCTGTAGCAGACGCAGCCGCAGCACCCTTAACAAACCTACCTCTGGCATCCCTAGGAGCTTTAGTTACTGTTGCTAGCATGTCTGGAATATTTAGATCTTCAGCAACATCAGCCTTACGTGCAACATTCTCAGCTCTAGTAATCTTAGCTTGCTCTTTAACGATAGCAGCTTTTTCTTTAGCGGATACTTTCAGAGGATTAGTACCAGTAACCTTAGCTACTATGGCATCTGATTCAATTTTAGTGGGGGATGCCTTAGTCTTAGCCTTATTCTTGTTAATCATTTGCTGACTAACACTGGGACGCCCAACAGATTCTTTTACAACCTTAGGTACAGGTACACCATCAACCTTGGCCGTAGCTTTACCAGCCTTAGCTACCTTCTCCAATACAGAAATTTCAGAGGCTGCAGCTTTAGCACCCTTAACAGCTTTGGCTGCTGAGGTAGGAGCTTTAATCAAACCTACACCCAGATAAGTAGTAGGGTCTAGTGCAATATCTCCAACTAATCCCGCAATACCCTTAACCCACTTATTCTTTACACCAGCTTCCTCCAACACACCAGAATAAGTAGTTTTCTTCTTACCACTTAATCCCTGCCACCCAGCACTAGCGGGATTAAAACCCTTAGGACCACCAACAATATCTTTAGCAATGTTCGCTGAAGCATAAGTCCCCCGAGACAATACATCGAACACCCTATTCATAATGCTAGGGCCGCCCTTTTTCTTTCCACCGCCTAGAGAGTCAATTCTAGCTCGTTGACGTGTTAATTCCGCAGTTAGTTTACGAACCTTAGGATCGGCTGGTCCGCCAGTCTTAATGTTCTTAACAGCAGATTTAACAGAGATGGGCGCAGCACCCATATTTACTAGATCAGCTAAGGTTACTTGCTTCTTAGGCTTAGTCTTACTATTTGCTGCCATACTTAGCCCCACCTGATCCCTGGAAGTAAGTTCTAATAGCGTTATACCAAACCTGAGGATCTACCTTAGCAATACTACCATCCGGCCTAGCGTAAGGAACATATGCTCCACCAGTAGATTCAAGATACTTTTTAGTTTCTGCCATTGCACGATCAAATGAACTTGAAGTATCTCCCATAGACTTACTTTCTGCACTACTAGTTTCAATGCCTGCAATGAAGTCTCGAATAGCGCCCTTCTGAGGACCAGCACCTTTAACCTGTCCACCAGTCTTAGGGTCTTTCCAATAATTCCTCATCCAAGAAGTAAGACCCTGGTGTCCTTTACTATAAGTAACGTTCTTAGCTTTATCTTTAGCTTCAGTCTTAGCCTTATCAGCCTTAGTTTGCTCACTGGATGCAAACTTAGCTACAGCAATATCACTGTCAGTGCCACGTTTGGCAATCTGTGAAGAAATATTAGCCATGTCTGCGCTGTGCTTCTGCTGCTTAATCTGCATAGTCAACGCATCCATAGCGTTGTCATGCTCTTGCTGTGTTCTAGCCTTAGCAACATCGGCAAGAAGGTTTCTAAACTTAGCACTCTTAGTCTGTGCCAAGCTTACAAACTTCGCCATCAAATCGCCAGTTTCTTCGCCCGTCCTCTTTTGAATCTCAGTGATATTATCCAGTACTTGTGTAGCTAAATCTTCTCTTTTCTGAGCAGAGTTACGTTGTGAATCCCCAACAGCAGCTTGACCAATAGCTTGAAGTTGTGCAGACAGTGTTTCTAGATTAGACTTAGAAGCGGCTTTATTTCCAGCTGCTCTAGCCTGAATGTTAGATCCTTCTTGTTGGAGTCTAGCAAGTACAGAATCTCCAGCAGCCCCATGACCCAACCCCCCAGCTACTGCATCAATTCCCGAGATTGAAGCTCTATCTGAACCCGCTTGGACTCCACTAGCTTCGTCGTAGTACTTACCAACGTTTCCAATGCCTTGATTAAAAATATCTTTTGTTGCAGCAACTCCACCTGTAAGCGTAGCGGCAAGTTGTTCTCCAATTTGGCCCATCTTTTCATCTGCTACAGCACCATACTTTTGCTGTGCGCTAATATCTCTTTCGGATGTCTGGGTGAGAATCTCTAACGCACGATCAATAGCATTTTCCTGTGGAATATATTCAGCATTAATAGCATCTGTAGCATACTGAACATCTCCAGGATTAGAATCCTGTGGGGCAATGAGAGGAACGTCTAGTTTAGGTCTAGTAGCCATTACAACCCCGCAGCCTTAATAGAGTTGAGATAAGCTGTAGCTGTCTTAGGACCTAACTTACCATCAATGGGGCCAGGATTAAATCCCGCTGATGCTAACTGCTGCTGGAATTCTCTAATTGCGGATGGGGTAGTCAACTGCCTTTGAAGATTTAACATAGCAGAAGACAGATCCTTAGGTGCCATAGCTTCTGTCTTCCGCAACATACTACCAAGTCCACTAGGTTGACTTTGAATACTAGTAGCCATAGTTTTAACTCGGTTAAGCAAGTTACCCAGACTAGCTTGTTGAGGTTGAATCTGACTAGCCATGTTTTGAGTTTTCTGCAACATACTACCTAAACCACTGGGGGGTGGATTCTGCTGAACAGCTTGTTGAACTTGCTGTTGCTGCATCTGCGGTGTAGGAAAAGGAGCAGATCCAGTAGCACCGATATGTGGTTGTGCAGACTGAATCAATTGCTGAGTAAGACCATCCATCCATGCACGTTGCTGATCCGCAGCTATCCTATCAGCTTCAGCTTGTGCAATTTTAGCTGCTTCTTCCTTAGCAGCTGCTTCCTCACGATTAGCACGACCAACATCTAAACTGTTAAGCTCATTTAACCAGTCTTGTTCAGTATTTGCACGATTAAAAGCTTGATCTTCCTCTTGCCTAGTTTTATTGGTGTTTAATGCAGCTAGAGAACGTTGTTTTGCAGAAGCAATATTTCCCTGCTCACCTACATGAACGCCAGAGAAAGAACCACCACTGTTACCCATTCTTTCTTCAAGACGTTCACGTTCTTCCTCAGAAGTACGATTAAGATTATTCTGATTTAAACCATAATCTTCATTACGACGACGAGTAGCAACTTCTTCGCTAGATCCTAACTGAGCTAGGTTAGTTTGAATGTTCCTAACACCAGCATTATATGTAGAATCAAACTTACGGCCAGGGGTTTCAGTTAGCCGCTTAGTGATTTCATCTAGCAGCGCCACCCTGCACCTTCCTAAGTCGGTTCATAATCTCGGCTTGCCTGGTCTTGGTAGCCATCTTATCAGTATTCTGCTGATCCATCATTTTAGATTGATCCATCTGCAATCTCTGCTGTTGATTCTGTTGTGACATTGCTTGACCCTGCTGCCCAAATCTCCTCAACATTGCCTGCTTCGCAGCATTTACAGCATCTTGTGGATTAGCCTGTTCCGGTTGCTGCGCTCTTTGATCGGATGGAATAACAGCTGCTGCAGGACGTTGCTGTGTTTGTTCTGGCGGCCTACCAAACTGCATACCACCGCCAGACTGAGCAGCACTACTAGCCCCATTATATACATTATTTCCACGAGACAGCTGACCTACAGGACCTCTAGAATCTTTAAATCCCTGAAGTTTTTCTAACAGACTTTTGCCTCTAGCGCTATCTTGTCCGCCCAACAAAGTCTTCTTACGGTTTAGTTGCCTCATTGCGTTTTCAGGAACCGCCATAGTTAGATGCCTCCGCTCTAGCTGCATCCCAGCCAGAAAAATGTCCTACAAAATTAGCGTACTGGCTCATCAATGCTACCCATAGGACCGAGTTTGGGTACATTACCGTTACCGGAGTCACTAGCACCCACAGTACCATCATCGCCAGATGAAATTTTATCAGATACTCCGGCCTTAATTTCAAGTGCTTCTACCTTAGCCTGTAACTGATTAATAATAGAGTTCATAGATGCAACAGTGTAGGTGTGGCGATTGATTTCACCTAGAAGATAATTAATGACATCTATTTCATTGGGTTTTATTTCCACTATTCAACTTTCTTTCTATGGCAGCTACTCTATGTTCCAAAGCAATATTCCCTTTTTCCTCTTCAAGGAACGCTTCCCACAATATAGCTAACACGCCAACAGGGTCCATCATTTTTACTTCAACTGGCTCACCTGTTTCTTCATCAATAAGAAAGGAAGTGTTAGTAACTTGCTCAGGTAATTCATCGGCATTGAACCCGTAACGAACACGTCCTGTTTGTTCAGGATCATGCTTCTCGTCCCACTTAAACTTAATAGGTTTAATAGTTTTTACAAGTTCTTTTTGTTCTTCTAGCTGTTGAATACTCTCCTTAAAACGAGGGTCTGACATATTATTGTGAGCTAAAGCCTCAGAAACTTTCCAAGCACTACTTGCTACGTTAACGTGACGATTAGTGCCACCTCTACCCACCTCAAATGACATATCATTGTCAACATCAGCAAGCTTAACAAATAACCAACCTGTCCAAGTATCACCACCAGTTCCGTGGTCATACCAAATTCGATGGTTTGTGTCAGTGTCATTATAAATATAAAACCCAGTACTACCATATTGAGCGTTGGCGACAACTTTTCCCTCGCTCATAATAGCATATGGATTCGGTGTATAGATACCTCGATTAGCTCGAATCCAGGTGCCGTCCTGCATGAAGAACTGACCGCCGTGTGTATCCCAGTTCAGCCCAGCATTTCCATTGACTCTCAACCAGTCAGACCACACTTTGAGACCGCCACTGACATTAAGCCTTACAGCGGTATGAACTTCACTGGCAGTAACATAAAAACGAACAGTCCCATTTTCAGAAAGATACACACCATTAGGGCCATTGAGAAGAGTCTCATTAGTCATAATAAGAAGTGCATAGTTCTGTGCAGCCGCTTGATCGGCTCGTCCAAACCAAGCATAAGTACTATGAATTGGGTGTGTACCCATTGCTGCTAATCCACTATAAATTCTACCACCAGTATCTACAGTAACTAAATCTCCACCACGCCACAATCTAGCTCTACTGGCATTTGCATACCAAACCCATTTATTAGTCAGTGAATCTCGTTCAGCAAATTCATAACCGCCACCTGTACCAGTAGAAACTACATTAGTACCGGTAGAACTATTAACTACAAACTTACCACCTAAAACTTGTAATTCCCCAGCAGCACCATTTACCAGCCGCATATTGTAATCTGCGCCAGCATCTCCAGACGGGTCTATTGCCCTGTGGAAATCAATATAAGGTGCAGAGTTAGGAGCATATAATTCAATACCGTTCAACATTTGGGTAGGCGTACTAAACGAGTAGTCTTGAATCCGCCTAAAGTTATCCTCGATAAGATTTACAAAACGTTCTGGTGACGTTTTATAGGTGAGGACATCAATTTTAGTTAGACCCAGAGCTAAACCCATTAACTAGCCTTTGCCTTACCTTGACTGGCGTTCTTACTAAAATCTATTCCAAATGAATAAACTTTCAAATTGTTAGTAACACTAACATCATCAAATTCATATGATACACGCCTACAGGTTTGAGGACCTGCTACCTTGATATTAGAACGAGTCCCGCCAGCAGCAGCTACAGGTAGCTCTGTGGTCCCACCCTCAGTAATATATCTGGCGTCTATAGCAGATGCGCTCTCATAGTCTAGATTTCCCTGTAGAATTCTTTGATACTCAGATCCACCACTCATAAATTCCTTAGTACGGAATTTAGACTGATACCCAAGATCCTGATCTGCAAAAACTAGATCAGTAGAATCACCTAAGTTAGAAAATCTATACATACCAGAAACATTCCCAACTACCGTCATCCCCATAGCATAAATAACCCACCTATTAGTACTTCCCGAATACCCCTGCAGTAGTCCTGTGATGTAGTGGTTGGGAAAATACCAGGTAGACCATATATCTAACTTATAGTTATAGCAAAGAACTAGATGTAGAAAATCAGACCCTGTCAATTCATAACGCAGAAACAGAATATTATCATCATAACGAACTGGAGTAAATCCAGACATATTCCAAACTAATTCAAAGGGTCTATCCTCATAATTCATTAACGGCTCAACAGGATCGGAAACAACAGCAAACGTATATCCGTCTGTTTTAACAAATACGTTTTTATTGAGAGATGTAGTCCCAATAAAATACATGTAGTTCTCTACTACAATAACTCCATGTCTAGCTGAACATCCAAAGTCTTTGCTAATAAGCCGAAGAGTCCAGCTAGCGGGGGAATCTCCTTGCACATGCAGAGCCCAAATACTCCGCTTCTTAAAGATATACAGAATATCATTAAAACTAACCAGCATGTGAATGGTGTCAGTGTATCCTGAACCGCCAATAGTCCAGGTATTTGTAGCTGGCCAATCAGTATACGGAACTGGAAAACTAGGATCTCCAGGTGCATCGGACCAGATAATATTATGAGCCGTCACACCATTATCCGAAACAAATAATCTATTCTTGTGGAAACACCCATGATCTGAACGCATAGGTGAGTTAGCTAATGTAACTAATGTACTATCTCCATCTACACGTTTAATCTGTGCTGTTGTTCCTAGATACAGCGCTCCATTGTATGATTCAGCCCAATGAATATTCATGGCTGCGAATCCAGGATTTACAAAGTTTGCATCTGAGTTACTTTTATACACAGTAGATCCCGCTGCAAACCACACCTGCGGGTCTGTGACAGCGCTAGCCCAATGGGACCACAACAGTACTGAACTTTCACTATAGCTAGGCAAACTACTATCTATAGTATTGGCCAGTCTTTTTAATCCTGGACGCTTTCTAAGTTCTCCGTCCTGTCCAAAATAAAAATTCTGACATACTGCTAATTCTTTATCTTTGAGCATATGGGCAGGAGATTTTGTATTCAGCCCGCCAAACCCATCTAATTGTAGTTTAGTACGGGCCATAGAGCGAATCCCCATAGTCTCCAGGAAGTACACGTATTGATGGATATTCTCCATCAATAGAGTGTACATCGTATTCCAACGAGGCTACTTCTAATTCATAATCCCTCTTAGCGACTTCACCCTGTTCCCACTGTTCTAGTTGCTGACGACATTTCCAGAGAACGAACAAGAATACTGCATGTTGATAATCGACTGGAAGTTGTATTGCTGTAGCAACTGTAGCAAGTGTAGGAATTAAATAGTAGCTAATAGTCAATGTGAAGGTACTAAGGTTAGGTACTGGATACAGGAATAGAGTTAGTGTATCAGCAGCGGCATCGCTTCTAGTCACACTATAATACTCTGGGAATCCCTGGGCTGTGAGATCTGTAAATAATTGTCTGAGTAGATCATTCGATGCATATTGTAATTCTTTAACTTGACCAGACCCAGTAATAATTACTTCATCAATCTCGGCAACCCCAGTACCAGCAGCAATACCATCAAACACAACATAACCCTGTGCAGCTACAGTAGCTTCGGATAGAGTAGCGACTTGCTTTAGTACCTTCGTGCGCCTAGCGATATCCCTAGCCGCCATACGAAGATAAGTAAGCATTTCAGTATCTTCGACAATAAGAGAGGATTTATCTCCGATTATTGCTCTAACAGCGGCTGTGACATCAGTAGCGGGTACAGGCATTAGTCAGTCCATTCTACCTTAGCAGGACCGGATGTAGGGTCATCATCCACAGTAACTTTTCTTTTCTGACCGTCTATTTCGTCAGTGAAAGAGTAAGTACCCTTAGGTGATTTCAAAATGTGCTTAGAAATATCCAGAGCTTGATCTTGTTCTTCTCTAAATCTTCTATTCTGATTTGCTAATGCTTGAAGGTTTTTGGCGTCAAGATCCCCCAAGACATTGAACTGCTGAGTATCTGCAGCATACAGTCGTTCAATGACAGTATCGTCGAGATCCCAGATAAACATAACAACACGTTCCACACCATCTTTACAAATCTCCGTAATACAGTATGGAGCGTCTCCGAGTGAAGAAGCCTCAGCTAAAAACTTCACTCGGAGAGCGCTATCATACTCTCTGACTTTCTCTACAATTCGTAAGACATCTCGCTCTACATAATATCCTTCACCTAGAGCAACCAGATGTTTACGTTGAATTTCTTGCAGAGATTTATCCATTTTTACCCTTCAATCAAGTCCATCAATGCGCCCTGAGCGTTACGGCGAACAGTACCGAACTCGTAGTAGCTCTTAATAAGAGCTTCCCAAATGTCATAGTCATGGACCCACTTAAAGATAGATCCATCCTTGTCAGCCCAGTGCCATTCCTTGCTGCGGAAAATCTTAATCTTGTCTTCGTCAATAAAGTACATACGGTTGGGCTTGCAATCCACATCCTCAACTACTGGGACTTCGGTTCCGTAGTTAAACGGAAGCCCCTGGAATCCACCCGCATACTCTTTCGTATCAGTGTAACGACGCTGCTGGGTAAGCAAGTTAAAATAAGCTCGCCTAACACCCAGGTTGGTGAAAATAGCACTAGTCTTCCCACCCTTAGTACGAACTGCGTCACACAGTTCGATCATAAGACCTTCGGAAAGTGCCCGAGGAGTTCCACCGTTTGCACGAACAGTAGCTTTCCACTTCGGCTGCAGAGCGGGGTCCAGACCATGCAGAGGAAGTGTTTCAGAAACAATAAGATCAAAACCAGCAGGCTCTCGCCTAGTACCACCAGCGTAGTTACCTTCACGGTAAATACCCTCTGTAGCAGTAGCTGCCGCATCTGCACCAGAATAAGTAACTACCTTGGTGGTTTCGTTGATAGCGTCAATAGTTCGTGACGAAATAACAGCAGCACCGTTGGAACGAGTACGAATATCAATGAGCATACCAATTTCCAGGTACTGAATATTGTCCACAGTAACTGTGTTAACTCCGTCAGCAGTAACGCTAGCAAGAAGGCCGTTACCGTCACCATAGGTAATCCTATTCTCGTCCTTTGCAATGTCATCCTTAAGACGAGTCATTTCCTGGTCAAGACCAGAAGCAAATGCCTGAACGTTAGTTTCAGCAAGCTCCATAACCTGACCAGTAATCTTTGCACGCCCATAACCATACTGCAGCGGAACGTGAACTTCTGCATAACCCTGGCGCCCAGCAGCAGGAAGAATTTCTTCCTCACGCCGCCAACCAATACCAGTGTTACGAGTTACATGAATAGGAAAGTCAACATACTTTCCACCAACGGTTTCGACCACACCATCAGAAGTGCGCTCAATCCGCTTACGAGCAACATTCTCGTCAACAAGCTGAGTCTCAATGCGAGGACCGTAGACTTCTTTCAGAATAGCGTCCAGAGTGGTCATTGTAGCAGATGCCATTTAAACAAACCCTTTCAATTACTGGTTCACAGAACCAAGGACATTTTTAATCATGTTAACAATATCCTTGGAGGGAACCTTCCCAAGATTCTGTTGTTCCGGCATCGGAACTGCACCACCACCAGAACTAGAAAGAGTAGGAATCATACCTGACGTAGCTTGGCTTGCAGCGTTGATTTGCTCTTGAATGACCTGCTGCCATTTCATGACAGCTTCTGCCCCATCAAGACCATTTTCCAACAACATACAAACATAGTCTTCGTCGTAATCTCCAAACTCTTCATGTAACTGTTCCAGATAATCATTGAGTTCAGAATCTTCCTGCATCTCTTGTTGAGACTGTTGAGAATCCAGAAAATGCTGAGCGAGTGCCTCAACGACAGTGTGCAGCTTATCAACCTGTTCAAACTTAGATTGAATCTCCGGTGGAAACTCCTGGATTTCTTGGGAAGGTTGTCCCTCCTGCTGGTTCTGTTCATTAACCTGACCGCCGAAATGTTCCCCCAACCTCTCATAGAGAGTCTCAGGTTCTTCATTAAGCATTCGATAAATTTCCGCCATTTGAGATGTAGTATCCTGATCCCATCCCAAATCATCGTAATGCTTGTAGCGGTTGTTAATGTCCTGGAACCTGCGAGTTACTCCTGCGTCCCATTGCTTGACATACTTGCCAACAATGTTACGCTCATTCTCAGGAATCTGAGAAAGAAAATGATTTGCATAATCAGAATCACTGGGCTGTGTACTAATCTCAGTACCCTGGCCCGATTCAGTGGTTGTACCTTCAGAAAGGCCCTGACCACCTTCAGCCGGCATAGTCATTAAACTCTCCTAATGTCTACTTGTCCAAAAATCACAAACATCTCTTGCAGCTACAGGGCCTGCAACTTTTGCACATGCAGACTCCATCTCCCCAGGTTGTTTATACCACTCACAGTCAAAACACATTTCCTTATTATCTGTGTTCTGCTGCTGTCTGTAATTAGCCCGCTCCCTAGAAGCCTTCTCATTTAGAAGATCGCCAACATATTTCTTGCGTTCACTAGTAACTTTTGCTGGATTCGGTGGAACAGGCTTCTTTACTTTTTTAACAATTCGTTGCGTCTTAGGTACTGCCATTAAGACTTCTTACGCCTACGAGCGGCTGCTGCAGCTTTAGAACTCTCACTCTTTCCCCGCTCCTTATCAGTGAGCATGTAATTAAGCTGCTTATCAGACCAACCTTTTTCCTTATAATCCTTGTAACGACTCTTAACTCCGCCAAGAGCTTCGAGTCTCTTATTGTACGCAGCTTCTGTCTCAGAGGCTGACTTATCTGGACCACCAGAAACAAAATTACCAACCGCTTTAGCAGCATTACCAGCAGCCCTATTAACAGTCTGAGGAATACCCTTAGGGTTTTTAGAAGATCCCAAGTCTCCCAGAACCTTAGTAGGATTTCTACCCCTACCCCCACTCCGATGAGGTGCGCTCTTATATTCTTCTTTACTACCCTTAGCCTTATTTCTACGGGCAGCGGCAGCCTTCAAATTAGAACTAAGTCCACTACCCTTAGACTTAGTAGAAGAGATAGGTTGAGTTTTAATTACATTCTGACTCTCAGCTACAGTATTACCAGATGGATTAGTAGAGTCACCCTGTCCCCTAGAACCACTTTGTGATTCGTTACGATCAGGAGAAGTTCCGCTTACCCTGTTACCACCATAGTATCGCCTGGCACCTTCAACAAACTCCCGAGAAGCTCCACCCGAGTTTGCTTTCTTGATAGCGTCAGACATACCTAGCTTTTTAATTTCATCAATAGTACTTTGAGGTACTTTAACAGACTTATCATACCTACTGGCCATTGCTACTACCCCTCTTACGACGCCTTGCAGCGGCAGCTTTTAGATCACGGCCTTTCTGACGTTCTTCATAATCCGCCTTCTGACCAGGAAATCCTTTACTAGCAGCAACTCGATCTGCAGTTCTATCCTCATACCGTGAATGTTCACCACGGGGCATTGGACGTCGAGTAACCACTAAATCGTCCCAGCATTATCATTAACCCTAATAGCATACGCCATGTCATTCATTGTCATAGAGTTCATTTTCGCAGCAGTATAAAACCCAGCATCAATAGCTGCCAAGCGGGCTCTCATTGCATTAATGGTGTCACAATCATCATCATCCAACCCAGCCCCTACATTATTACCACCATTAATATTAGTACCACCAGTACCACCTCTAGCAGCAACCCCTAAATTATTCCCAACCTGAACTTGCTCATCTGCCATTATTTCTTTTCCTTTTTCTCGATTTTAGAGCCGTACTTCTTTTTCCACCTACGAGCGATAGCTGGGTGTTTAGCCCACATAAGCTTTTCTTGCTTCTCACTCTTAAACGGCATTTGGTGGTACACTTCCTTCAACAGGGGGTCCTGCATTCAATTCTCCCTGAGGCGTTCCAACAGCAGCAAGAGTAGGATCATTGGGAGCTTTAGGTTGCCCCATCATTGCAGACATTCTCATTTGATGCTGCTTACGGTGAGTTTGGAATATCATCTTCAATTCATCAGGAAGATATTCAAATTGCTGAGTACGACAGTAGTTGTCGTGTTCCATCAAATGGATAGCATCTTCATCCCAATCATTAATTCCAATTTGCTCACCCTGCGACATCCTAAGATTTTCTCTTTGTGCCTGACGTGCAGACAGTTGCATCTCTTCATAGAGTCTGCCAGTCTCAGTCATTTCAAGATACTTCAGAGCTTTCTCCGGAGGAATAAGTCCAAGCTTAACAAGTTCAAGAATGAACGCTTGTTTCGCCGCTCGAGAAGTAGGTGTAGCCGAACCAGCTTCAACCTTAAAGTCAGTATTTCCTTTAATGTTGGAGCGTGAGAACATATACGCTTCAAATTGACCGTTCTCCCCAATAACCTGAATCTGTCGCTCAGAAGTCCAGAACTGAGCTACATGATTCAGCATGTGACGGCCAATCTTTTCCATTGCTTCTTCAAGAGAAGAGATAGTAGGAGCAAGTTTAGAATCATCCTGCTCCGCAAGGAAAGAGATTGCAGTTGCGGCAGATACTCCAGGCGGAACTCCACCCTTAGTAATTTCATGCTGAGATGCAATATCCATCATATCAACGTCAATCCGTTCCAACTCCTCCGTCACATAAGAAGGAATAGGTTGAAGTTGAAGAGGCTGCGGGGCAGTAAATCCAGGAGTATAAAAGATAACCAATCCAGGCTCAGAAGTAATAGACTTAGGATTGATAGATCCCTTAGGTGCAATCAGCTGAGGCTTGGACATTCTGTTCTTATTCTCAATCAATTGAGAACGAGTACGATTTCGTTCCCGTTGGAGAGGTATAAGATCAGTAATGGTAGACTCGGCATAGAACCGGCCCGTAGGTATGTGATCGAGCTTTGAAAACGGATACTCACTGTGCTGAAATTCCCACTCTTCACGAATTCCTAGAATATCGTTCTGGGTGGCTAGGATTTTAGCCCCTTGGGGGAACTTACCATTAGGCTTAATCCAAAACTCACGCACGTTAACATAACGTTTAGCTTCTGGCTGCTCTGTGATTCCCAAGGCTGTGAGGAATTTCTGCTCCAGAGCCCCACCCACAGATGTTGCATCTGCTTGAACGTCCTTACCTTTAAAAGCTTTCTTAACCCAGTCAGGATCTTTCGCCATAGTATGAATAACGAAAGGTTGATCCTCAATTTCTTCTTGTTGTACATCTGGCACCATTAAGTGAAATGGGGATACAGGCTCCACCATAATAGAGCCGTTAACGCCAGAAGAATCAACAACGTTTGGATCATACCAGTCTTTAATAAAAGATGTCCCACACATCAACGTCCACCACATACTCCGACGGGAGATTTTCTTCAAAGCTCTTTCTGTAAACAGATATTCAATTAGAGAATCTCCTGCTTTAGCAGCAGCCAAATCAGCATCATCCGTAGTGCGGGGAATAACAAAACCTCTAGGCTTTTCTTTTGTAACCTTAGCCAATTCGCCACGGATAATAGGGCGAATCTTATTCGACACCATCCGTACTCGCCACGGAGGTGCCGCTGGTTCATACAATCTAGTAAAACTAGCCTCTGTTGCTAAAGCAGTAGCATTCAATACTGAGTTTTGCCATTGAACCCACTGTTTCCCAGAATAGAACGCCATATTAACGTACCACTGACGTTCAAAATTCAATCTAGCCTGCCTGGCAATTTTGAACATGCGGTTACAGTAGTCAACAAGTTCAACATTGGCACGATGGGACCTAATGGAGTCCAATGATACCGGCTGAGTTTGCGACTCTACCATACTCATGATTCAATTCCCAGGTTTCTAAGTTCTTCAGCTAGATTAACCACTTCTTCTTCCACTGGCATTGCATTATTTAATGCATTAGTCCAACGTCGTAGTTCTTCTTCATCAGACATACCTGTAGGCTCAGAGTTCGAGGGTGATTCCTTCACTGGACTCTGGAGATTCGCTTCCATCTGAACGTAAGAAGTCCATTCCTTCGTCATCAATCGGTTCAGGAGTCTTTCTCTCTCTAGTAGCCACTGACTTTCTCTCTTCTGGTGACTTTTCTCTTGGTCCCTCATCAATTTGTGGAGAAAAGCCCCCAATCCGAGTAGCTCCAATACCCTCAGTAACTGTGTAACCAGCTTGTCGGAGGCCATCAAGAGCCTGCTCCATTCCCATTAGTTTTTCTGTAAGCTCAGAAATCATACCAGCCTGAATGTGTGCAGTTTCTTTCATGTTTTGGTATTCGTCAGGAGAAATCCAAGCTCCCATAGTAGCCATTTGACGAACACACTCACAGCAAATGTATACAGCACCCAAATGCCCGTTAGCTAAAAACGGATCATCTCGGTCTACAGACATAAGAGTGTCAATAAACCAATCTCTGTTAGGAGAACAGCAAATAAAACACTGTCCTGGCAGAGAGGTGCATTCGTATACCAGTTTCACTGTAACTCCCTACAGACTAAGTTCTTCTTTATCTTGATTTTCATCATATGCAGGATCGTTAGTAGGACCATCCTGATACTCAGGAGAATCCGTACCAGCTACAGATGCATTTTCATCTGGTTCTACATCTGCGCCTTCAACTTCGGCTGCTTCTTCTTCCCTCTTCTTTTCCTCTTCAGCCATTTGGGCACGTCCTTCCTCTACTCGATCACCTTCAAGTTCATCAATCTTGTCTGCAAGTTCCTGACGCTTCTGCTGTTCCGCATTAGAATGGAAACGAAGTTCCTCACCGGGAGAAAGAGTAGTGAATACAATGTCTACCCAGTCATGCCCAGAAGGACTACCCACTGCTGTAGCTTCTCCAGCAGCAGTACGAACAGAAACGTTTGTTACAGTACTAGCATCGAATTCAGACTCCCAAACTTCTTCACCATTAACCTTAAGCCTGAAGCCCATAACTTAGTCTACCTCCAATAGCCGAAACGAGGGCAGGATTTCCCTGCTCCCTGACAGTCTCACGGTATATGGGATGAAGTCCACTATACTAAATTACCAATCGTACTCTAGACCTTCATGTGAATCATAGTTCTGGCTACTTACAGCAGACCTTAGGTCCGTATCGTATCTTATCACTGATGTAGCCGCTGTTGACGTTCCATGCGAATGTTTGACCTCAGGTACTTCACTACCAGTATCCATTTCAGGGCGACTAGAGATAAGATAGCGTAACGCATCTACGGCATGGTCATCTTTCTTATGAGGTTCTTCTTTCTTATTTCTATCATGCTTTAGCTTTCGCTGGGCCCACTGTCCCCATCTATATCTAGGAATCTCTCTGAGCAAATTCGTGCAATTCTTTGTGATATAGAGTCTTGGAGTCCCTTCAATTCCTTGGAAATATCGTGCAACACGATTAATTCCCGCTCGGACGTCATTATTTCCCAGGACGATAGGTATCCCGAAATCCATGTATTCCAGTAGAACAGAAGTTCCTGTAATCGGGTCAGTATTTCTAACCGATGGATCTCCGACATAGTAATCTGGAATCCTTTTATGAGACTCGTTTATCTTATGAACTTCTGCCGCATGGTATCGGACAATTTCGCCACTGAGGTAATATTCATCGTAGACGATGATACGTCCATCTGAATCAATACAAGCCCATAACCAGGCAGTAGGATTACTAAATCCATGATCCAAAGCTGCGACATGCAACCAAGATTCAGGGTATGTATCCAGGGGTTTAATAACGTTTTTTTCTGAAAAATACTTGTCGTATACCAGACCCCCGATTTGAATAAATTTACCCTCACGCCTAGCTTTCCTCTCTTCATCTGTTAGGCCAGATAGAATGAGAGCTACTTCTCCTTCATTAAGATGTGGGTTGTCTTCCTGAGTTACTTCTGTTACATGAATAGACTGATCTACAGCCTTAGCTAAATACAGTTCATCATATACCCAAGAAGACATACCTTCTACAGGAGTCATGGTAATCCAAAAAGAGCCAGCCACGTCAACAAGACGCTGTAGACACTCAATATATATGTCTCGTGGAGGTTCTTCATCGAACCACGTAAAGTGTCGGGATGTTCCCGCAAACTTATCCACATCTTGATCGTAAGACATAAATTCCAAAAAAGAGCCATTAGCAAGAGTAAGCATACGAAGTTCTCTATTATAAGCAGTATCCCACCCCCCTCCCAATAACTGACTGGGCGGTATCCATCTAGCTACTTCTGGTTTAACAATCTTCTCTATTCCATTGTGGAAGTCAACGTTACAACATCTACCACGTACAGT